GGGTGATCGAGGAACGTTAAAAACCTTTACCTATCGATGCGAAAAGAGAAACAGAGGAAAGGAAGGAAGGAAACGGTGGGTTGCTTATAGGTTGGAATACAAATGAAAGATCATCCTCCAACTAAAGCTTCCTACTACACCTTGTTCCGCGTATTAGGAGAATTAAGAAATAGTTGTATTCAAGTTGGAGAGGATATACAAAGTTTACAAAAAACTGTTGCGATCATTTCAGCACATGTAGATGCTTTAAATAAGGTGGCAATGCTAAAGTATAATGAGGAATTTAAAGATGAAACCAAAGACTAACTTAGAGGATAGAACAGCTTCAATTAGTGATGCCTTGGATAAGGCTTATACTGCTCTGGTTGATATCCCATGGCAATTAGATCATCTTGCATCGGAACATGACTTGGTAGACGATGGTCAATCTAAAGTTGAGATGTTTATTGATGCTGCGGAAGATCTCGTTACAGCGATGGGTCATTTGATCAATGATTTCACTGAGGAGTCGTGGCAATTGGAAGAGGCTACTGAGGAATGAGGGACGGTAGCCCAATTGGCAGAGGCATCGGACTTAAAATCCGTACAGGTGTGGGTTCGAGTCCCACCCGTCCTACCAATACCCCTTTTTGGGAATTGCGTTCTACGGGCCTCATATGCCCAGGTACCATAGGACCTATGACATACAAAAAGTCTCTTAGAAACGATCCTGAGGGCTCCGTTGCTGAATACTTAGAGTGTTTTAATCAAAATAGGAGGAATGCGATGAATGAAGACCGATCTACGAAAAATGATGGATTTTATGAAACTGCGTGGAAAGAGGGAGAATTTGAAGAATATGTGAAGAGTGAATCTTATGATTGGTACAAGTTTTTTGGGAGGGCATACCCAGGAGATACTTCTTGGACCCAAGAAATAAATGACACTGAGAAAACTAAAGATCTTGTAGATTTTTGTCACATTGTTATTCACCCTGACATGACATACTGATATGGATTATTCTGATATAGGAAAAGAAGTAGGAAAATTAGTAGCCAATAAAAAGATGGCTTATGGGGATTCCTTTGGTAAGAGTGGAGAGTGTCTCAGGCAGATGTATCCTGAGGGAATTTTCCCACAGCAGTATGATGATCTATTAACCATCGTGAGGATTCTAGATAAGCTATTTCGTATAGCTTCCAATCCCACTGCATTCGCAGAAAATCCGTACCAGGATATCGTGGGCTATGGACTTTTGGGTATGGGACGCCACACTACTAAATAATAAGTGACGTTTCTAAGACGAGGGGCTTGACACCTCTCTCACGGTATGTTATAATAGATGCATGAGCCTAGAATCTAAGATCAAACGTGGGGATAAACTTGAGGTTTATCGCAACCTACATAAGAAGTGCTTTTCTGTTAGGCGTAAGGGTAGAGTTATAGAGTACATATATGATTCAGGAATGCATCGTAGGCGTGTTGAGCTTTATCTTATTAACGCACAGTTTGTAGTGCAGCCAGCAGGGAGGGAAAGAGTGAGGAGAGAGAAGAGGAAGAATGTTCACGCATTCGTGAGAGGGACAGCGATGCCTTTTGGGGGATTGCACAGGAAAAGCCTCATCGGTAACTGTGTAAGTACAATAACCTACAATCCTTATACAATGAATACATTCCAAGACTTGGATGGTAATATAGTGACTGAAGCTGACGAAGTGTTTATTTCCTACGGTGTGGTTTATATTTAAGATGGTAAAAGAACTCACAGTTGAATTGACATTCTCTTGGACATTTACCCAAAAGGAGTGGAAGGAAGAGAAAGAATTTCTTGAAAAGATCAAGGACAACCCTCGCATTGTGCTGGGGACAGATTTACGCAATACTTTTCATTGTTTGAATGATATTGTTGTTCCGAAACTAAAAGACATAAAGGTTACAAATGCTAACAACTGACCAGTGGAATAAGATTGAGACTAAGTATGGAATGCTGATGCACAAGATCAGTCACAAGATTAGTGGAGATGTAGCAACAGCTTCATTCGATGATAACCTCCAAGACATTCGTCTTGCAGCTATGGAAGCTGTCCTGGGGTTTGAAAAGCAGAATGATGGGGCTAATGGTACCTTTGATGAGTTCTGGGAGTCTAAGGGTTTTGATAAGTATATCAAGACATGCATGTGGACCAAGAAAAACAATAAGGGCGCGAAGATCACCAAGAAGGCCCCTATCCTCAAGGGAACAGTATCCACAGATATGGAAGAGGTCCTAGAAATTGAAGCTGATTTAGGGGATCCTGATGCAGCTATTCTACTGGAGGAGATTTCTTATCTACTCACCCCACTTCAACAGATCATCATTGAAACTGTGGTGAAAGATCCTACCTTGATCAAGCCCAATGGAAGGATTAACATTAAAAAGGTTTCCGAGGAACTCTCTCTCAGTTGGTTTGAGGCAGACAAACATATTAAGACACTTTCCCAAATAATTGGTAATGATTTTTAGGACTTGTCTATAATATTATGGAATTAGAGATGGCTACTGATCTAAATAATGTATATGAGTATCGGGTTTTTGAAACAGCTCACTCTACTAGAACTCTGCACTACATCAATGAATTGTTGCAACGTTTAACTAGTGAGGGCTGGGAACCAATTAATGTGGACTATGTTCGGTACACAGTTTTTGCTCGGAAACCTAAGATTCTTAATGATTAAGGAGAAACGATGAAGTATTTATCAATGTTAGTGCTAGCAGTTTTGATCTGTACTCCAGTATCTGCCCAACGTAATCATGAGGGGAAGCGTGTTTCCCAAAAGACTCAGGTTGAGCGTACTGTGAAGTGTGAGAAGGCTTGCAAGTGTGTGTGCCATAGGAGTGGTCGTAAGACAGACCGTAAGCATACAGACCGTAAGCGTGGAGATCGTAAGCGTGGAGATCGTAAGCGTGGAGATCGTAAGGGTCAACGTGTACGTGGACGACGTTTTGATTCGAAGAACTCTTGGGAGAAGAGTGACCTTCAAAAGTCTAAAAAGGTTAGAGCACGTATTGCTCAGGTTCGTAAGAAGCTTGAACACGGCAAGAAATGATACATGTGGGACCTGTCTTTAACATTTTATATATTTCATTATATTCATATTTAGTCATCATTACCTTTTATGTTAGTTAAAGACAGGTCCTTTTTTTTAGGGAGGAAAAATGGTTAAAACTATATTCTGTGATATTGATGGAACTTTACTCAAGTTCCGTGATGACTTCGGGTCAACCATGAACTATGCAGAGCCGCTTCGAGGAGCCGTGGAAACCACCATAGAATGGCACCGAAAGGGGTACAAGGTGATCCTGGTCACGGGGAGACCAGAGCCCTTCAGGAGGCGCACAGAGGATCAGCTTCAAAGGTTTGGAATCATCTACGATCAGCTAGTCATGGGTGTAGGATCTGGTCCTAGGTATTTAATTAATGACAGGACTGATCAACATGCACAAACCGCGTATTGTGTCAACCTAAAGCGTAATGAAGGACTGTACCCTGAGATATTAGTTGAGAGCAGAATTCTCCAAGAATCTGCTCTCAACCTGACTGTTGAGGGACATTCAATTACCTCCAGAAGTAAAGGATCAAGATGAAAAGTGGTGACATAGATTACGATAGGAGGGAAAAAGTATTTAATATAATGCTAGCAATTGGTATAATCACGTTTATTATAATGATGATGGGAGTCTTGATGATATGAGTGAGAAAGAAGAGGAGCATTATAAGAAAAGGTGTACCTACCTGACGCATAAGATTGAGGAGCTATTCCATCTTTTGCGCGAAGAGTTCTTAGTAAGTAAAGAAGAGTTAGAGGAACTCATGCAAATACTAGCAAAGGTATTAAAAGACAATGACATCCCATAAAGATAAAAAGTCAAAACGAATGACCAAGCATAGTTTTGGGCACTATGGAACTGAGAAAGAAGCTAAGGAGGCTCTTGATCAGCTACAGATCAAACACCCAAAGAAGAAGCTAGAGATCGTTGTAGAGAAGAGAAAAGGTAGACTGTGGAAGAAGTATTGTGTGTGTGAATACGTGCCTGTGAAAGCAGCAGTGCGTAAACCATCTACGTATAAGAAACAATAATGGTGGTGCTTAACTATAATAAGCTAAGTAAAAGAGTCAAATCAGGTATAAGAGTGTATGTATTCAAGGAAAAATCAGGTATCGGAAATTCAGATAGTAGTTATCGGGATATCAGATATAATAAACAAATAAGTCAAATGAGTGATAATCACCCCACAATCTAGGTATCAGAGGCAAAAGAGTCAAATGAGAGTAAAGTGATTGCTTAACCCTTTTTTAAAAAACTTAAATTAACTCCCTCCTCCCCCC